CAAAAATGCATAGAAGTTGACAAATGGTGGCAAAAAGCTCCATTAGTCAACCATTACTTGCACCCACATGAAATAGACGCATGGCCCGATCCATGGGAACTTTTGGTAGAAAACACCTATTGTACTGTTGCAAGAGCGTTGGGAATGTGTTATACTCTATTATTATTAGGTATAGACGACATTGAACTAGTTGAGGCAAGAGATAACACCGGTATTGATGTGGTAATAGTCCTAGTTGACAACGCAAAATATGTGCTTAATTACTGGCCCGATACGGTTATAAGTAATACTCTAGCAGATTTTACAGTCATTCGTCATATGGACATTGGCAAGATAATTAAAAAAATAGGTAATATATGAAAATTAACGTAACCAAAAGAGATGGCTCACGTGAGCCTCTCATGCTTGAGAAATGGCAAGCTCAAGTTGCTAAAGTCTGTACCGGAATCGCAGACATAAGCCCTTCTATGATAGAAATAAAGTCGCAATTACACTTTTATGATGGCATCACTACAAAAGAAATCGATGAGATTACATTACGTGCTATTGTAGATTTGATTGACGTTGAATCTAATCCAGATGTAGGTCATACTAACTATCAGTATGCTGCAGGAAAACAACGTCTTAGTATGTTGCGCAAAGATGTATACGGTGACTACGAACCCCCTCATCTATATGAGATTGTTAAAAAGAATGTAGCGACAGGATTATACACAGATGAATTATTAACATGGTACACGGAAGACGACTGGAATAAGATGAATGATATGCTAGATCATTCTAAAGATGAACAGTACAGTTATGCAGCCATTGAACAATTGATTGAAAAATATCTAGTTAAGAACCGCAGTACAAAACAAACTTATGAAACACCACAGGTTCGTTACATGGTTGCGGCCGCCACTGTATTTCACAAAGAAGAACCAAACAGCGCACGTATGCGTTACATCAAGGAATATTACAATGCTGCCAGTGATGGTCTTTTCACTCTCGCTACTCCTGTGCTTGCTGGGCTTGGCACTCCAACTAAACAGTTTTCTAGTTGCGTTCTTATCCGTAGTGATGACGATCTTGATTCTATCTTTGCTAGCGGAGAAATGATGGCAAAGTATGCTAGCAAACGCGCTGGCATTGGCTTAGAGATTGGACGACTGCGCCCATTAGGTAGTCCTATTCGTGGTGGCGAAATCATGCACACCGGCATGATTCCGTTCTTAAAGAAATGGTTTGGAGATTTGCGCTCATGCTCACAAGGAGGTATTCGCAATGCTAGTGCTACGGTTTTCTATCCCATATGGCATCACCAATTCGATGACCTTATTGTTCTCAAAAACAATCAAGGAACAGAAGAAACCCGTGTACGCCATATGGACTACGGTGTGGTGCTTTCTGCATTCTTCTGGAGACGATTCAAGAATAAAGAGAATATTACCTTCTTTGACCCTAATGAAGTTCCCGACCTCTATGAAGCGTTCTACACAAATACTACGTTGTTCGAAGAACTATATGTTAAGTATGAAAAAAATAAAAGCCTCCGCAAGAAGGTAATGAGTGCAGAAGAAGTCTTTAAGAGCGGTATTCTTAAAGAGCGCACTGATACAGGACGTATCTATCTAGTGTTCATCGATAACGTGATGAACCAGGGTCCGTTTGATCCAGAGTATCATACTATTTACCAGAGTAATCTTTGCTGTGAAATTCTACTTCCTACTAAATCTTTTAAACGTCTTGATGATACTAATGGTCGCATTGCACTATGTACATTGGGCAGCATCAACTGGGGCGCTTTCCGTAATCCAGAAGACATGCGCCGTGCTTGCCGTATTCTCCATCGCAGCCTCAACAATATACTTGATTACCAGGACTTTTTAAGCATTCAAAGTAAGTTGTCTAACGATGAGATTCGTCCACTAGGTATTGGTATTACTAACTTAGCTTACTGGCACGCCAAAAGAAACTTCAAATACGGTGAGAAGGATGCTCTAACTGAACTCAAGTCTTGGATGGAACATTTATCATTCTATTTGACAGAAGCTAGTGTTGAACTTGCTAAAGAACGCGGCAAGTGTGAAGGTAGTGACAGAACACGGTACGGTCAAGGAACGTTCCCCTGGGAACTACGTGCTAATGGTGTTAACGAACTAACAGACTTTACTCCTGAATTAGATTGGGAAACACTGCGCATTCAAATGAAAGAACATGGTGTACGTAATGCTACACAAATGGCTGTTGCTCCCGTTGAATCTAGCTCTGTGGTTATTAACTCTACAAACGGTATTGAAATGCCAATGAGTTTGATTTCAGTTAAAGAAAGTAAAGCAGGCAGTTTCGTTCAAGTCGTACCGGAATATCATAGACTAAAGAACAAGTATCAACTTATGTGGGAACAAAAAGACTGTGATGGATACTTAAAGACAGCGGCAGTTATTGCGGCGTATGTTGACCAGAGTATCTCAACTAATACATTCTATAACCCTGCACATTTCCCAGATCGTAAAGTACCAACTACACTAATCGCTAAGAATTTGATGCAAGCTCATATGTGGGGATTGAAGACATTTTACTATAGCTTGATTAATAAGCAAGGTAGTAAACAGCAAGCAGAAGAAGCCCCTGCAATGCTAGAAGCAATTGACTTTGATGATGAAGAATCATGTGAGTCATGTAAACTCTGAGAAACAACATGTCAAAACAACAATACAACCTAAACACTAAGACAGATTATTTGAATAGAAAAATGTTTTTGGACCCGGAAGGTCCCGTAACCATTCAAAGATTTGAAGAAGTAAAATATAAAAAGATTGCTGATTTTGAAACAACAGCACGTGGTTTCTTCTGGGTGCCAGAAGAAGTCAGTCTTACTAAAGATGCCAATGACTTCAAAGAAGCAAGCGATGCAGTCAAGCACATCTTTACTAGCAACCTACTAAGACAGACTGCACTAGATAGCTTACAAGGACGTGCGCCTAGTCAAGTGTTTACACCCGTTGTGTCATTACCAGAACTAGAAGCATTGATTTACAATTGGAGTTTCTTTGAGACTAACATCCATAGTCGTAGTTATAGTCACATCATTCGTAACATCTATAATGTACCTAAAGATGTATTCAATACTATTCATGACACCCAGCCCATTGTAAGCATGGCTAGTAGCGTAGGCTTGTACTATGATACACTGCACCGTATTAACTGCCGTAAAGAGATTGGTGAAGTTGTTACTGAGCATGAACACATCAAAGCTATCTGGATGGCTCTACATGCGAGTTATGCACTAGAAGCATTTAGATTCATGGTATCATTCGCTACAAGTTTAGCAATGGTTGAGAACAAAATCTTTATCGGCAATGGCAACATCATCAGCTTGATTCTACAAGACGAATTACTACACAAAGGTTGGACTGCATTCTTGATTAATCAAGTAATTAAAGAAGACCCTCGTTTTGTCGCTATCAAACAAGAATGTGAAGCTGAAGTGTATCAACTGTACATGGATGTTATTCGTGAAGAAAAAGAGTGGGCAGACTACTTGTTTAAGTTGGGTCCTGTTATTGGATTAAACGCAACAGTATTAAAAGACTTTGTTGACTACACGGCAGTAGGAGCATTGAAAGAAATCGGAATTCGTTATAACAGCAACGCACCCAAGACTACTCCTATTCCGTGGTTCAACAAACATTCTGACACTAGTAAGAAACAATCTGCATTGCAGGAAACTGAATCAACTAACTATGTTATCGGAGTAATGAGTGAATCATTAGACTACGATTCACTACCAAATATTTAAAAGGAAATAAAATGACAGCAATCATATGGAGTAAGTATCACTGTCCTTATTGCGACCAAGCAAAGGCATTGTTAAATCAAAAAGGCATTCAGTTCGAAGAACGAAAAATCGGAGACGGATATACAAAAGAAGAATTGCTTGAAGCAATCCCAACAGCAAGAACAGTTCCCCAGATTATATTAGATGGTGAACTAATAGGTGGTTTCACCGAACTCAAGAAAAAATTAACAGAAAGCAACTAATGCAAATAGCACTAAAACCAGATCAAGTATACACATTCAAATTAAACTCAGGTGAAGAACTTATCGCTAAAGTAAGACAAGCAGGCGGCGACTTCATTGTAATAGAAGAACCAGTATCTATTGCACCTACACAGCAAGGTATGCAAATGATTCCTAGTATCTTTACCGCAGATCCGAAGGGTGAATTTAAGCTAAATACTAGCAGCGTTGCCATTTATGCAGAAACTGACGACAGTGTTAGAATGAAGTATTTAGAAGCAACAACTGGTATTAAAGTACCAGACAAGAAAATAGTATTAGGATAATATGGCAAAGCTTAGTAGGAAGGGTGATGAAAATCAAGAAGGCGGCAAGATTATTCGCGGCGCCTCGACGGTATTTGCCAACGGCATTCAAGTAGGATTACATGTTAGTCAAATGACTCCGCATGCACCTTGGAAAAGAAAAGCTCATCCTCCTCACAAAGCAGCCTCAACTACAACAGCTAGTCCTACCGTTTTTTGTGAAGGTGCAGCAGTACTTAGAGTAGGGTCAGGTAACACCTGTGGACATTCAATTGTTCAAGGTAGTCCTGATATATTTGTACCATGAGCGATTCAGGAAAACAAAGCCCACTAGGCGTAAATGTTATGAGTTCATTGTTGCAAAACAATGGACTTGGAATCAATCCTATCGCTATTGATTTTGCGGGCAGTAGCAAGACATACTCTAACTTTTCATTTGGTTCAATAGTTCAAAACACAGTATTACGACTAATCACATGGTCAATCAATGATGCTTGTTTACGCGGACAAGTTAATGGTGATGTATATAATAACATAATTTTTGTAGGTGGGCTAACAAATAGTATTGGGCTTACTAACATTGTATCATCCCCTTCATATTTCACTGTATATCATGATACTAGTGTAATAAGTCAATTCCCAGCCGGCACCTACGTCCAACTGAGTACATCAGTTGAAGGATATAACGATACGTGGTTGATTGGTACTAGCAAGGCGGGGTCTTTTGTAGTAATAACATCAGCAGATCCTGGCAATGTTACAGGTGGTAATATTAAGTACGGTACACTGGTTCCTGGTTTGGGCAACAGTGGTACCTATGCCTTCACTTGGAACAACCCAACAACTGGTCCATACGGTGTAGGAGATGCATGGGGCGGCACAAGTTATAGCAACGGTGGAAACAAACCAGTGACACAATGGGGATTCAATAGATTACTCGCATTGCAAGCATGGGATGAATTTAATTACAATGAAGGTCAGCCTAAATACAAAGACTTTTTAGGGTCTTTCCAACAAGCTGATTCTTTTGTTAACTATACCAATAGTGCTATAACAGCAGTCGATAATTCTAAGTCATTCTTAGAAGGTACTTACAGTAACATGAATGACTTGATTAGTGCAGACATAACAGGTGTGTCGCTAGCTACATTTAACTTTGGTCAAGACTTGATTAAAACTGGTCGAGCGATAAACTTAAAAAAGATTAATACCTTTGGATTACCTTCTAATCTATTAGAGACTTTACAAGAAAACAATGCGATAACACCCGGCGTTAGTTTAGCATTATTAGCAGCCGGCATGTCGCAGTCAGAATTGGCTGATGTGCTAAACAATAAAAATCCTATAACAAAAGAACAGCAGATTAAAATATACAATGCCTTCACAATTATTTTAGGAAAAGACTTACAAGAAGTGTTAATACCATTAAATTGTAAAACAGAAGGTTTGGTGTCATTGGCGGATTTATTGAATCCTAAGAAATTATTCCCTACTCAATCTACTAGTGGGTCAGCAGTTTATCAAACATTAACGGTACCTTTGTATAATACAGGACAAGCAGCACAAGGAATTACTACTGTATCTAACACGAAGATAGTGTATTATGGAGGAAACGATTTGTCAGTACCCTACTATACATTAGTTACCACTAGAAATTCAGACAATACAGTTTCTACAGCAATTACTGCCACTGCAAGAACTACTTCATCTACCTTTGATAGTAATGTGTACCCTAACTTCCAAGGTTATGCACTAGCCGTCATCGGAGAATTGAACTCTCAGCTAGCAGTAAGCACGAGCAACGAAGCAGTTGATTTATTTGCGAATACTATTGAAGCATTAAACACACAAGTATCTGAATTAAACATTGCATCTGGTGGAAATAATAGTTTCGCAACACGAACTTATCCTAGCAGTAAGGTATATTACTTCATATATGGTCAAGGTACTGCTAACGCCTCAGTTAACTCGCAACTAACATCACCTACCGTACAAGATAGAGTGTCTCCGGTATACCCATCTGGTCAACCTACCCCTAATTTCTCTGTTACTCTAGCAGATGATCCGGTTATAGTAAGTCCACCGCCGACTACCAGTGGTTCTACTAGTGCAGTAGGAAATCAATTTGTCGTTGCAGGTGATCCTACTCCTACTCCATACCTAGGAAGAGACCCTTCAGTAATACCTAAAGCAGAAACTGATGCGTTCATTGCTTGGCAAGGAGAACAAATAAATCCGGTTACCGGTAAGCCTATAGCGGAAACTTGGGCAGCACAAGGCATTTCAAATCCTTACGAAGATCCTAGAATACAAAGTCAAGCTGTTCAACAAGTACAAAGAGCAGACCGTAGAGAGGATCTTTTCCAATCACAAGGTGTAGCAGCACCTACTGATTTGACGAGACCATGGGAAACTGGAGCTTAAAAGAAGAAATATATGGCAGGCGAAATTACAGCTAACACATCAAACGAAACACAACCTGAAATTAATCTTCAAGTTGTAGCAGGCGGCTTTGGATCATATCTAGAGGGTATTCTACCACCGGACATCGCAGCCGCTGCCGGAGCATTCGGAGCCTCAGTTAGTCAAATTAGAAATATTACTAATGTACCAGTTGAAAAACTAGCACAAGCGGCCATGACTATCGAGACTACTAAAGGACTTAATATTAATGGTTCTGATATACCCGCTATTCTATCAGAAGCAGATCAAGCATTGACTCTAATAGCACTAGGCAGCGGCCCTAGGGGACAATACACCACGTCAGATTTCTTTGGATGCATGTCCGGATTGCCTTACCCATTAAGAGAAATATATAACGGTATACGCAATATACAAACACAGCGATTGCACAATATATATAACCAATTATTTCTAGCAGTAACTTGGGAAAAAGCAAGAATAGATATTAGACAACCATATTGGTATGTTATTTCTAAAGCGTATGTGCCACCAACCCCAGCGGCAAACCCACCAAATCCTAATTATAATCCTACTCCGCCGGAGCCGGAACCGGATCCGGACCCACCTTATGACGATGCTCAATATACGTTTGCCCCTACTAATAGTCCTATCTACTGGTCACATCCAGGATCACCTGAAGAATACGATTGGTATTATTCAATATCGTTAAGCTTGGGTGAAGATGGTGGCGGGTATGGTAGAGGAACTGCACCTAACCCAGCAGTAACTATATCGCCTAATAATGTCAACGCATCAGTTATAGCCAGGCCTGGCCGAGATGACCAACTTGCTGCTTCAATGGGCGGCGGAAGTTTTGGTAGAGTAAGTGCAGACATAAATAATGGTGGTTCGTATTTATGGGCACACACTATACAAACTAACTGGTCAGCAGGTAACATATATCCTAACCAAACTCGCCCCTTCTATCCACCGCAAGACGATAATTGGGTTAAGGCTAATATGCCTAGAGAATCAGTAACGATTCAGCACCCACCTATTGAAACATTACCGGTATCAGCATCAGGTGCAATATCAACTTTAGGAAAAAATACAGGCGGTGATGTATATGTAGATCCGTTTTTTACAGGTGGCTCTGGCAGAATAGCATCCGGGGAACCAGGCTGGTCTTGGATGAATAGTCCAGTACAATCATATATTACTCAAGCGAACGGAGAAATATTAGATATACGAACTAATAGACCTAGAGAATCATTCTTACTTAATAAATTATGGGATAGAACCGGTGAGCAATTGACCAGAGAGCAACGAGCCAGAAGTATAGGACTATCACCGTTGCCTGTACCAAAAGACGACTTTTTAAATAGATTCCCAACTACCCAAATAGTATTTACTGATGCAGTACCTCAGTTTGCCCTAAACACTAAGCCACATATGACTGCACAGACACTAGAAGCAATTGTGAACTTATGTACTAGCGGCGGTCAAAGTCTTGTGGGTATGATGCGTGAGTCACGTAACCAAAACAAGTTGACAGCAATAGGCATTCCGTTAGATAATAACATATCTGACACTATAACTGCGAAGGAAAATAAGCAATTGATTGCTAACGGTTTACTACCTGGCACTATACCTGCAAAACTTGAACAAGTTAGATGTGATGACGGGGCCATACTTGCCCCTAGCCCGATAGGTTACTATGATCCAAATACTAATTTGTATATAGTTACTAACCCCGGAATACAACCTGTGATAGATGACGACGGTGATTCTATATTACCACCGCAAGACCCTGACACTGTTGATCCTGATTTCCCTGTATTCCCTCCAGTTATTCCTGATGAGCCGGGTCCAGGAACCCCGATAGATACAGGAGAGCCAGACTTCCCCGGAAGCTTTGGTGGAGGTGGTTTTGAAAATATAATTCCTACGGAATTAAACCCACCTTACTTTTCAAACAATGTGTTATCATCGGTGTATTCAATTAACGAAGCAATTGATGATGTCATTAGATGCAATTGTGATTGCTGGGACGAGTTGTAATCATTAACTGCTTGCGAGTACTTGCAAGCTAAAGGACAAATATGAGAGAAAATTTTTTAAAATTTGGTAAGTTCCTTACCATTATATCAATTCTATTCCTTGGGATATTTTTGATCGAATCAAATGATAAGATTAACCAACCTGCCGCAATTGCATCGATACATGCAGATATTAAGAATGTAGATCCTAAACAACTTAGTTGTCTAGCTAAAAATATTTTCTATGAAGCAGGCGGAGAATCTGTATTGGGACAAGCAGCCGTTGCTAGAGTAGTACTCAATAGAGTTCAGTACGGATTTGCAAAAACACCCTGCGCAGTGATCTATCAGACCACACCTGTTAAAAAGGTAAACGATGAGGGTATTACATATCTATCTAAACTGTGTCAGTTTAGTTGGGTGTGCGAAGGTAAAAAAGAACCTAATAAAAATAGTCAGACATATAAGCAAGCGCAACATGTTGCGTATGAAGTTATGGTAAACGATAACTACAAAGATGTGGTTCCAAAGTCAACCTTATTCTTTCATAATATTCACGTAGATCCTATGTGGCCTTACCAGCAAGTAAAGCAAATTGGTAACCATATATTTTATTCTAAGCACAAGAAACAAAAATCTAAGCATAATGCAAGATAAGCCTAACTCAGCTAACGGTAGAAGCAGTTATGATTCTACTAGTTCAGGCTCACTAATTCATTTCTTAAATCGTAATGTAACACCTTATGCGACAGAGAGTAGCGGCCCTAAATTTGATTTAGTGCCTGTCGAAAAGCATAAAGATATTATGCTTAATGTTGCTAGATTACATGCTAAACAAGAATATGATAGGATCATGGAATTGGTAACTGTACTACAGAAACAAGCAGAACAGATTAAGCATAGATTAGACTTGACCGATATGGTTCACGCAGCCAAATACGATTTTCAGTTATCGAACGGTAATACATATTGGCTCTTGTACGACAATAGGAAACAATTTACAAGATTGAGTATCAATGGGCCCGATGATTGGTCAACCGGTAAACCAGTTGACTATGAGTATATTTGCAAAGTCAAATGGTTAGGAGATCATACTTGGATAGAGGTAGAAGATGAACAGTAGTCCAGAACGGCACACCTTTCAAGCTGAAGCGTATATCAAACGATGCGAAGAAGAAGGTAAAGAGCCTAGTGAAGATTTCTTAAATCTTTACAAGTCCTATCAACAACGAGATAAAGAAAAAATATTAGACCCTGAATGGCAAAAAGATAACATGGAGTATGACCTGCGTTCTACTCAATGGATTATTGACAAGGTAAAAGCAAGTGATGTGTATGCACAAAACTTATATGCCGCAATGTGCAACAATGACTTCACTAAGAACGATGTTATCCCTATACTAACTGAGAAACGATGGCATCGTAGTTGGAGAAGTGCAGGTGGCATCATTGCTGATATGCAAGAAAAAGGTGATTACATTGATTGGTATTGTAGTGGGATAAGAGATGCTAAGATACTGGATGATGATGAATTCCTTGCACTAACTAAAGAACAACAAGAACGCTATATACAAGGTAAAAAGTTTGTTTCGGAAAGTGTAGTAACCGATGAAATACGAGAAGATTTGTTGAAATTGGGTTGGATAGTAATAGATGAAGAACCTGAATCACACTAAATACAATACAGGAGATAACATATGGCTTATAGCGCACAAGTAGTAGACCACTATGAAAACCCACGCAATGTGGGAAGTTTTGCAAAAGACGATAGTGATGTAGGTACAGGTATGGTAGGTGCTCCCGCATGCGGAGATGTAATGAAATTACAAATCAAAGTAGATAAAGAAACCGGATTAATAACAGATGCCAAATTTAAAACATATGGGTGTGGGTCGGCAATTGCTTCTTCAAGTCTTGTCACAGAGTGGGTCAAGGGTAAAACATTGGATGAAGCATCAGCACTTAAAAACAGCACAATCGCAGACGAACTCAGCCTCCCCCCAGTCAAAATCCACTGTTCAATCCTTGCCGAAGACGCCATCAAAGCCGCAGTAAACGACTATAAAGAGAAACACCATGTCTAACGATATCGCAAAATTTATCAACAGTCGCCGCCGTCATAAAAACGATGTAGCAGTTGCTAGACAACTTAAAATTGCTAAGGCGCATGGTTTGACCAATCGAGACAAAGCAGTAAAAGAGCCGCACCGTTTGGCTAAACATCATGTTATGGACTGTGGTAATCCTAAATGCTTTATGTGCGGTAATCCGCGTAAAACACATAAAGACAAACTAACAGCGCAAGAAAAACGCTTGTTTCAGGATGTCGAAAAAAATACTGACAAACACAGCAACGGACTTGAACCCACAGAAAATTAATTCGCCCTTTTTATAGTATAAATATTAGTGAGTATGTTATACTCACAGAGACTACACACAAGGAGAAATTATGAAAACAGTCGGTGATAAAATCACAAGTTTCACAGTAACAGGCGTCAAACCAGGCGCACTTACACTAGATAGCGCATTTAAACCTATTACGGACAATAGTTTTGAAGGAAAATGGAAAGTTATCGTATACTACCCAAAGGACTTCACATTTGTATGCCCTACAGAAATTGTAGCATATGATAAGTTAAACAATGACTTTGCTGATCGTGATGCAGTATTGATGATTGGTAGTACAGACAATGAGTTCTGTAAGTTAGCATGGCGCAACGCACATGAAGACTTGAAGAATACTAATAGTTGGTCATTCGCTGATACGGCTCGTGATGAAATGTCACTTGCTAATCAGTTAGGTATCTTCTACGGTCCAGCAGGTGCAGCACTTCGTGCTACATTCATCGTTGACCCTGACAATGTTATTCAACATGTTACAGTTAACAACTTAGACGTTGGTCGTAGTCCAGAAGAAACATTGCGTGTACTTGACGCATTGCAAACTGGCGAACTATGTCCATGCAGTCGTCCAATTGGTGGAGAAACACTATAATGCAACCAATCACCGTAAATGGTGATTGGGTACAATCTGTAAAAGATAGTATCCCAGATCACTCTAAAGATATTAAACTAAATATTGATGCAGTTATCAATCGTTCAGGGTTAGATCCAGTAGACACACATGCAATTGCGTATGTATCGGCATTAGCAGCCGGCAACGGTGGACTAGCATTTGAGATCGAACACAATAGCCCTCTATTTTTAGCAGAGGCTGAACGTGAGGCTGCAAAGACTGCGGCATCATTGATGGGTCAAAATAACATTTGGTATCCGTTTGTTGAAATGGCAGGGGATGAATCGATGAAGGGATTGCCAGCTGGATTGCGCATGAATGCATATGCAACTCACGGTGGTGTATCTAAGAAGAAATTCGAAATGTACTCATTAGCCGCAAGTATCATTGGTAAGTGCCACTTCTGTGTCAAAGCACATTATGATACACTAAAGAAAGAAGGCATGACTACACAAGAGTTAATGGCAGTCGGTCGAATTGCAGCAGTAGTTAACGCTATCGGCAAAGTATCTATTTGATATAATAAGATATGGTAAACCTAGAATATATTCTAGGTTTACCTTTGGGTTCATTCAATATAGATGGTTCTTATTCACATCACTTTTAAGCAGAGTTTTTATTTTTTCTCCCCAAAAAATAGTAGAAGGAGTTATGCCTAGCTTCTTTATTAATTCTAGTTTGTACTTGTTTTTCTTAAAAAGTTTACTGGTTAATCCTTCCCATCCTGAATTACGAAGTCTTGGTACAAACTCCCCGACACCCAACGAGCTATATAAATTGGACTTGAATCTACCGGATTCCGTTGTGTCATCATAATAATGATAGTGTCTATCTATCAAGTGCATGTTTAATTCTAGGCTATGATTTAGAAAACTACTAATACCGTTGATATTATTATCTAGCATGAATCTACTGTACGAACTATACTCAAGTCTATGAGGACTTAGTATAGACTTTTCAATCCAGGGCCAAGAATAATCGCCTGCAAATACCGGAGTATCATCACATTGCTCTAGCATCCAAAAATGAGTAGCAACATGTGGTTCTATAATCGAATATGGAATCAAGTAGTTTAAGTATTTTTCGCTTTCAAAGAAGTCATATACATCCAATGTGATTATATTTTGTTTAACATTGTTTTCACGACAAAACATCTCACTATAATATAAATCTTGTGTGTTTACTATACAACCATCGACTAATAATTTCATAGTAGTGACGCTGTAATCTAGTCCCAATGACATTACAGTTCTTAATAATAATTCACTGTCTTGACCACCACTTAATAACACATTTAGTTTTCCTTTACTAGCAAGTATACCATGTGCCATATCAAGATATGATTTAGTACTGTCGGCTGGTACATCTTTCAGTGTAATATGATGCACTTTTTTATCGGTTACCGGGTCAATAATTATCTTATTTTGTTTATAATCGTCAATCCCATCTGACCAAGTTATTTCCATTTAATACTCTCCCAGTCAAAATCAAACGATGAATCTATTTTTTCATATAATGCATATTGCTTTGTGTATTGAATCGTTACTGCAAACGGAACCTCGTTTAGTCCTGAGTAAAATAAATGCTTCGGCTCTCTAGTATTGCACCTATCATTTTTCTCTCCTAGTCGCCTTCTCTTAAACACATTGATTAGATTTTTATTATATTCGTTAAAAGTTAACATAACGATCTTAATGTGGTTGTCAATGCACCATTTTTTTTGTTCTACTAAAAAATATTCTCTATTTAATGACAAGTGACGATATTGGTCATCAACAAACGTTCTGACGCCGGCAATTGCTACATTGGCATCGAACGAACTTCTATAAACTCCACTACAAGCAACAACGTTATCTTTATCGAATAACACTGAGAAATCTCCGTTAGGATATTTAAACCTATCAGTATTGTTTAATAGATACTGGAGCGTATTGTTACCTTCACCCCACATATTTTTTGCAGCAGGATCTTTCGATGTTGTCCCTATTTTTTGACAAAAATTATAAAATTTTTCTATTTCGGTATTAGATAAATCAAAATAAGATGTTAAAATCATAACTCTAATTTATATACTTCTTCAAATGTAGACCCGGCAAATTTCATACTTAGTATCAATCTATAAGAATCGTTAGGATTATCCACGGCGTGGATCACATCTGTTCTGAGTAAGGTCGGCTGGTCTACTTCAAAACTATCTATCAACACTAGTTTAGTATTGTCCATTATTATTTGACTAGGGTACATGTTTGCAAATCCAGTTGATAGCTGTAAATTATCTTTTGGGGTATCATAGTAACTCATGGATGTATTTTTTGTCCCTGCCAATGGCAGATTAAATCCAAT